CTGATCATGCAACCCGAGATGATCTCGCACTCGGGAAGCCGTCGACCAGGCGGACAAAGGTCCAGGTCAAGCGAGCTGTGTAAATGAGCCGCCGGGGGGACTCGAACCCCCAACCGCCCGATTACACGGTGCCCGGAATTCTAGTCACCTTAGGTCGGCGGTGGTCACCGGTGGGGCCTGGCCTGCGGCTCCGCCCGCCGGTGACCCTATGCGACTGCCGCCGTCCCGGGCGGGTTATGCAACTGGCGGTGCAACTGAGTGTCCGAGGGGGGGGTCGTGCGTCGCCTACTTGAACTCGTTGTGAGGGCCGGCGTCCATCTGGACCTGAACGCCACCGGTCGGCAGGAGCAGCGCATGAGGCCGGCGCTCCGACTTCGGCCGGGAGTACGCCTCCACGTACTCCACCCACACACCCCCGTCGACGCCGTTGTGAATCACCGCCGGCACGCAGGTGTAGACCCGGTCGTGGCTGCTGGCGTTGCCCGCCTCGATCCGGACCTGCTGGCCGGCGCCGTTGTCGACGGCGAGGCTGACCCCGTAGCGGCGGAATGAGCCGGTTCCGTTGGACTGGGCCGAGTAGGCAACCGGGATGACGGCGGCGATCGAGTCGTCGAAGCGGATGGTCAGCGTCTCGGTGGCGATCGCCGTTCGCCCGCCGGAGCGTCGAGCGTCGCCGTTCTGGCTGACACCCCGAAACGCCGGTTGCGGCGGGATCCCGTCTGCGCCGAAGCGGGCGACGTGGTGGACGCGGCCGTCGCGGGTGACGACCAAGGCGTACAGGTCGTAGTCGGTGGCGGCCGGCCACGACATGAAGGCCATGAGCGTCGGGGTCTTCATGAGACGAGCGGGCGCGCTGCCCTTCGTCATGTTGATCACTGCGGGGCCGCGCTGCTGCTGAGGGAAAACCATCGGCACAGTGTGATCCGCCGATCACCCGTACGCGATCGCTAGATCGGCGCGAAACGACCAGCCGGGCAGGAACCGCCACCTCGACCCTTCGGGTAGCCCTCCCTACGCTGGCGAGCGACCCTCCCACGCCTCAATCGCGGCGCGAATCAGCGGGCGTGCATCCGGTCCTACTGCGGCAACCGCCCACATGTCGTCGAACACCCTCTCGTACAGTGCCGGCTCGCGCTCGACCTCGCCATCAAAGGACTCGACGATCACCAGGTCGTCGTACATCTGGAACGAGTTCTGCGGCGTCCTGCGGTGCGCGGCGCGAAGCGGCAGGATCCCCACCCTGGCCGTCGGCGAGTCGAGCCACGTCAGCAGGAAGTGGAGCTGAGGCACCATCACGTCGGCTCCGAACACCGTCCGGAGCAGCACGGACTCGTCCATGAGCAGGTCGAAGCGGCGTGACTTGTCCGCGAGCAGCGCTTGGCGGGCCAGGCGTACGGCGATCGCCTCGTCGACGTCGTCCTTCGGCCCGTGCAGGTCGCACATCTCCTCGAAGACCCGACGCGCGTAGTCGCGAGTCTGGAGGAAGCCGACGATCCACGCGGTGTCGAAGTACCGGATGATCTGCGACTCCTCCACGAGGCGGTTGTAGTCGCGCTGGACGTCGGCCTGGCCGCGGGCCATGCGCTGACTGAAGTCCCTGCGACGGTGCTTCATCGCCTCGGCCAGCAACTCGCGCAGCGCCGGAACGGCATCCTCGGCACCCGTGGCCTGAGCCCAGGCGTCGAGATCCGCCTCGCTGGGCGCGACAACGCCCTTCCGTACGCGGGACACCTTGGACTCCGCCCAGCCGAGCTGCTCGGCGAGCTGCTTGCCGGTCAGCCCGGTGGCGTCGTGCAGGTCGCGGAGGCGCTCCGCAATGCCACCGGGCTTGGCGAGCCATTCTTTCGGTTCGTTCATGGCTTTTGCTCCTGGACTCAGGCGGGAGTGGCGCCCTCTGGCTGATCGAGGACGCCGTGTTGGACCGCCAGGTCCCGCCATGTCTGTGCCTGCTTTACGAGGTTCGGATCGTCGGTGAGTTCGGTGTGGATACGTCGACCTTGGTCGTCGAACCGCATGAGGATCAGGCGGCTGTCGTCGAAGAGCCACCAGTCCGTGTCGCCGGCCGCCGGGAGGAGGCCGATCTCGTGCGCCTTGCTGCGGGTGAGGTATCGGATGGTCTCGCCGGCCGCGATGTTCCATGCGCCGATCCAGCGCTCCCACTGCTGGCAGATGGTCGGCGGCTCGTGTTGAACGCGAACGCGTTCGATGCGCTTGCCTTCGGCGGCGAGGTGCCGCGACTGCTCGTACCAGGCCGCCAGCGACGGGACCTCGGTCGGATCCTGCGGCCTGCCGGCGGCGAACCGTTCGATGGTGTCGACCTCGGCCGGCTCGCGGTACTCGGCTTGGAGTTCCAGCCGGAAGGCGGTGCGCTCGAAGTCGCCGAGCAGCCTGCCGAACTCCTGTTCGGTGATCTGCCGGGAGGTCATCGCCCTGGTGGCATCGCGCGCAGGCGGTCGAGGACGTTGGCGGGAACGAAAACGCCGTCCTCGTCGTCGGCCAACTGCCGGAGGGTGGCGCGTGTTTCGTCGTCGAGCTTGATGCCCTGCACGACGTAGCCGCCCTCAGTGGCGTAGAGCGCGGGGCAGCCGCCGCCTCCCGAGTCCGCGTCCTTCCACATGAAGTCCAGGTTTCGCATGATCTGCCCTTTCTGGTGGGGCTCATGTCCGGGGCTCGATGGTCGCACCGCGAGCAATGCCTGCGCAATTGCCCCCGCCGCATTGTCGCGGCGGGGGCGGGTTGTGCGGAACCTGGCGGCCTTCACGGTATCGCAATTGCCCACTGATTGCTTGACAGTGCGTAAGCAATTGCTGCACTATTGCGCTACCCCTTGCCCGGGGGCACACCGAACCCGAGGAGGTAGACGTGGAGGTCCCGGCCCGCAACGACGTCGCCGGCGACATCACCGCCCTTGTTCCGGCCGAGCGGCTCGCCCGGCTGCGCAGCATTGAGGACCCGGTGGCGCGCGCTGCCGAGTTCCGGAAGCTGATCAAGGACCGGAACACCCTGACGCGCGACGAGTCGGCGCTGTACCGCGAGACCGTGGCGGAGATCCGCGGTGACGGCGAGCCGCACAAGTGGGTCGCCCGCACGATCGGGATCACTCGCGCCGGCGTGGGCCGCCTCCTGTCCCCGAAGGCGAGCACCCGATGAGCACCGAGACGACCGCTCTCCCGATCGGACCTCCGGCCGCAGTGCTGCCTGCCGCGGCGACCGCGATGCCTGCCGACCGGTTCACGCCCTACCCGCAAGCTCCGTCGAACGTTCCCACGAACGACGCGGACAGCGGGCAGGCCGACCGCAAGGAAGGTCGCACCCGCACGGTGCTCATCGCCCTGCTCGTCGTCGCCACTGCGGCGGTCGTCATCACGGCTTTCGCCCTGTCGTTCTACGGGCTCAACGACTTCGCCCGCCGGGTGATGAAGCTTCCGACCGTTCTTGCCGCCTTCGTGCCCATCGGGCTCGACATCTTCAGCCTCTGCGGCATCCTCGCCACCTATCTGCTGAGGCATACCGAGTGGCGCGTCCGGGCCTACACCTGGACCGTGTTCCTCGTGCCCGCCGGCCTGTCCATCGCGGGCAACCTGGTGCACGCCCAGCACCGCCATCTCGGGCAGCCAGGCGTCGTCGCCGCCGCGCTCATCCCGGTCATCCTGGCGCTCGCCACGCACCTCGTCGTCGTCGTGCAGCGGCACTCCGGGCCGGGCACCGAGGCGAGCACCGAGGAGCACGTCTGCCCCGTGCCCGCAGCCGACGAGGACGAGCAGGTCACGGACCCGGACGAGTACCCGGAAGACGCACCCGTCAGCGGGGGTCCGACGGGCAACGCCGAGGGCGGCGAGAGTGCCGCCAAGGCGCGCGCGCTCGCCGTGCTCCTCGACGGCGGGGACGTGCCCGCAGCGGCCGAGGCGGCCGGTGTTGATCCGAGCACCGTCCGGCGCTGGGTGAGGCGACTCCAGGAGCGCCCGCCGACCCGCACGCCGAAGCGCCGTACCGCGCCTGCGCGAGACCGGTCGGCGAGCGCCGAGTCGGGCACCGATCCAACATCTGACCTGGACGGAGCGAACGCATGAACCTCGCACCCGTTTCCCGACCGGCACTGCTCGCCGACGCCGGCCCGGTCGTGATGACCGGGCGCATCCTTCAGGCGCTTGTGGCGCAGGGCGTCAACGTGCCCGACGACGACGAAACGCTGCGGCAGATCGCCCAATGCGCCGGCTCCGTGCAGCCGTCCGACGCGGCGTACCTGCGTGGCGTCATCACCGCCGCGCAGCGCGAGAGGCGCGAGCGACAGAACGCCGCCGTGCGCCGCGAAACGATCGCGCGGGCACTCGGCGACGCGCCACCTCGACGACACCTGGCGGTGGTCCGGTGACCCGCCTGTCCGACGTGGTGTGGCTGCGCGGCCTGATTGCGCAGGGCCGCCGCACCGTCCCGACACAGCGCGCGGCGTGACCGCGCACAACCAGAACGGAGCCTGACCGCCTTGAACCCGCTGCCGCAGCCGCAGAAGTACCGGCTCCGCGTCTACGACGAGGGCGCCGAGGTGCTGCGTGACCGCCGGTGGATGGTCGTCCTCGACCTCACCCCCGGCCCGGCGCTGCGGTTTTCCGAAGCCGTCCTCGACAACCAGCTCCAGGCCCTCGCGTTCATCGCCGGCGCACGGGGTGACGCGGTCCGCCGCTTCACCCTCCGCGTCGACGACTGGGACACGCAGGAGTCGGTCTTCCACTGGTCGCCCCGCACCTGGCCCGAACCCCTCTGACCTGCGAAAGGAACCCCAATGCAACACGCGATGTCTCCCACGGGGGTCGCGGTGCTGCTCATCCTGGCCCTGACCATCGACTGGATGTCGATCGGGCCGAACTCGGTTCGTGACCGGCTGGCGTTCGTGATGGGCATCAGCGCGGTCAGAGAGGGCTGGAACGGTAGCCAGCTCGACCAGTGGACCGTGAACCTGTTCAGCGGGTTCATCGAGCAGTTGAAGTCCACAGCCGGCGGCGGCGCCTACATCGCCGGGGCGACGACGAGCGCGGTCCTGTCGGCCGCCATCGCCTGCCTGTCGATCTACGCGGTCGGCTGTCTGCTGCCGAACAAGCTGTCGGCGAAGGCCGGCGCCTGGGCGGGCTACACGTTCCCGACGTCTCCCGGCAAAAAGATCAACACGAAGTTGTGGGTCCTCGCGATCATCCTCGGCCTGCTGTCCGACCTGGCCGGCGGCCTCGTCGGCGAGATCGTCAACGGCGCCATCGACGGCGCGGCCGGCATCTGCGCCGGTCTCCCGATGACCCTGTTTGGAGTGAGCTGACCATGAACCCTGTACTGACCGTAATCGCCGCCGCGCCCGCCGACGAGCCCAACACGGGCTGGGGCAAGGTGTTGGCCCTGATCGTGGCGGCGCTGCTGTTCTGGGCCGCCACCGAGGCGTACGGCCGGTGGAAGGCGACTTCTTCCGGCGGCTTCTCCCCGCCCGCCGGAGAGATCACCGGTGCCAGTGCCAAACCGCAGATCATGGCCGGTGCCGGCACCGTTTCGAAGGCTCCCGCCCAGATCGGCGGGAAGGAGGCCGCAGTGGTCGCGTTCATCGAGCAGGAGGGCGCCCGGAAGGCGACCTCCGTGCTCGTCCGGGAGGCGAATCGGCGGTTCGGCGCGTCGAAGCGGACCGTCATGCGCGCCATCCAGAAGGCCCGCCGCCAGCCCGCCGACAGCAACGCAGAGTAAGGGGCAACCGATGATCTCGAACCTGCTGATCGGCTGCGCGAAAGCGGCCATCGTCGTCGGCTTCACGATGGCCGCCATCAACCGGGAGGTCATGCCCGCGTTCATCGGATGCGTGGTCGCCGCAACCTCGGTCTACCTCACCGACATCTACGTGGAGCGGCGCCGGCGGCGCATGTGGCGCGAGATGTTCCGCCGCCTGGATCAGCACGCGGGCGGTGCGCGATGAAGGTCGTCTACCACCACCGGAAGCTCGGCGCGCTGACCGTCGTTCTCGCTCCGAGCAACGTCGCCAGTCACGCCATGGTCGTCCGCGACTTCACCACCGGCCTCGACGAGGGGCACTGCGTGGTCGACGGCAACGGCTTCGACCTCGCCGACGTCGACCGCATCGAGGTGATCCGGTGATCGTCGAAGTTCTCATTTGGTGGAGCAAGGCAGTGTTCACCATCGGCCTCGTGTGGGCGGTGCACGATCAGGCGGTCCTCCCGGCCGTGGCTGGACTGGCGAATGCGGTAGGCGCGCTGGCCGTCGCCTCCTCCATGTTGGACCAGCGCTCGGACGGCGTCCGATGACCGGCCCGGTCCGGCCGTTGCACCCGGCGGTTGCCGCCGCCGGGTGCCTGGCCCTGCTCATCCTCGGCTCCGCGACCAGCTCGATCATTCCGTTCGCCATCATCGGCGCGGCCTGCTGGTGGCTGAAGCCGGTGCGGGCCCGGCTTGCCGCCACCTGGGACGCCTACCTCGACCGGGTGTCGAAGTCCGAGACTGTCGTGCGGACCGTGTACGTCGCCACCGGCTACGACGTGCGCCGCGCCGACATTGTCGACGCCGAGATCGTCGAGCCCGAGACGGCGAAGCCGGCCGGCACGCCGGTCAAGACCACCACGGCGGCCGGGCCGATCCCCGCCACGGCGGAGACCCCGTTCGGCACCGTCACCTACGTCCAAGAAACCGAGACCGCCACCGAGCCGGCCCCGCAGATCGGCGGCGAATACACCGCCGCGCTCCGCGACGTGTTCCAGCAGTTCGCCGTCGACGCCGATGTCACCGGCTGGACCCGCGGCCCGACCATCACCCTCTATGAGGTCACCCTCGGCCCCGGGGTGAAGGTCGAACGGATCACCGGCCTGACCCGCAACATCGCCTACGCCGTGCGGACCGCCGACGTGCGCATCCAGGCGCCGATCCCCGGCAAGTCCGCCATCGGCATCGAGGTCCCCAACGCCGCCCGGGACCTGGTGTCGCTCGCCGACGTGCTGAACTCGGCGGCGGCCGCCGCGGTGGCGCACCCGCTGACCGTCGGGCTCGGCAAGGACATCGCCGGCGGCTACGTCGTGGCGAACCTGGCGAAGATGCCGCACCTGCTCCTCGGCGGCGGCACCGGCTCCGGCAAGTCCGGCTGCCTCAACTGCCTGCTCGTGTCGATCCTGAAGCGGGCCACCCCGGAACAGGTGCGGCTGCTGCTCATCGACCCGAAGCGGGTCGAGCTGACCCCGTACGAGGGTGTGCCGCACCTGCTGACGCCGATCATCACCAACCCGGTGAAGGCTGCCGAGGCGCTGGAGTGGGTGTGCAACGAGATGGACGCCCGCTACGACGCCATGTCCGCGGCCGGGGTGCGCAACATCGACGAGTTCAACGCCCGCGCCGACCGCACGGGCGGCCAGCGGTACCCGTACCTGCTCGTGGTCGTCGACGAGCTGGCAGACCTGATGATGGTCGCGTCGGAGGACGTCGAGAAGGCGGTCGTGCGGATCACCCAGCTCGCCCGTGCTGCCGGCATCCACCTGGTGCTCGCGACGCAGAGCCCACGTGTCGACGTCGTCACCGGCCTGATCAAGGCGAACGTTCCGTCGCGGCTCGCGTTCGCCACGGCCAGCAACACCGACTCGCGGGTCATCCTCGACCAGCCGGGGGCGGAGAAGCTCATCGGCCGCGGCGACGGGCTGTTCCTGCCGCAGGGCGCCTCGCAGCCGGTGCGGATCCAGGGCGCCTGGGTCGACGAGCGAGAGGTTGCCGCCGCGGTGCGCGCGGCGAAGGCGAAGGCGGCACCTGCGGGCGGGACCGCCGCCCCGCCGCCCGGTACGCCGACCGGCGGGGCGGAGGACGAGCTGCTGCCCGACGCGGCCGAGCTCGTCGTGGCCAGTCAGAACGGGTCGACGTCGATGATGCAGCGCAAACTGCGGCTCGGCCACGTCCGGGCGACCGCGCTGATGGAACGCCTTGAGGAACTCGGCGTTGTCGGCCCGGCGCAGGAGCGCAAGGCCCGCGACGTACTCGTGCCGGCCGACGGCCTTGAGGAACTGCTGGACCGACTCCGTGGAGGAACGTCATGAGCGAGGTCATGCGCCGGCCGAACGTCGAGATCACCGAGCTGGGGTCGGGCCTCGTGGCGCTAACCGGATCGCTGAAGGAGATCGGCTACGCGCTGAAGTGGGCGCGACGCGCCGGGACCGTGGCCGGTGAGCCGACGCCGCCGATGCCGACCGGAGTGCCGGGCGAGGTGATGGTGACCGTCCGCCGCGCTGCGGCACAACGGCCGAAGGAGCAGCCGCGCCAGCCCGCGATGTCGAGCGAGGTGACGGTGAACGCCCGCGCGACAGGTGGTCGCGTGGTGGAGGTGTTCGTGCGGGTGCGCGGCTGAGTGCACCCGCCAGAGAAGGAGGAGCAGTTGCGGACTGACGAAGAGCTACTGGTGAAGGCCCTCGACGCCGGCGGCGACCTCGACGCCGCCGAGACACGGCGGCGCGACGGCACCTACATCGAGAGCCTGACCAGGCGGGGCTTCTTCGCCTACGTGGCCGAGGCGGGCAAACCGTCGGTGTTCCGACTGACGGAGCAGGGTCGCGGCGAGGCGATGAAGGTGGCGACCGGGTGAGCGCCTACGACAACGACCCGCGCGTGCGGGCCAACGCCGACGGCACGTTCACGCTGTCGACCGGCGCCGGCTGTTGGAAGGTGCGCCGCTCTGCGGTGAACAACGACTGGGTCGCCGAGAGGTCGGGTGGCGTCGCGCATCTGGTGCCGTTCACGACCGCCGACGAGGCGATCGCGGCGGTCATCGGGGAGCCGCAGCGGTGAGCGCCTGGGTCTACACCGTCACGCGCGGCGAGTACGCCGACCGGGTGGTCCTCGCCGCCTTTGACAGCCCGACTGTGGCGCTGGCGTGGGCGAACCGCTGGAACCTCGCCCACCTGGACAACATCAGCGGCCCCGGCGACAAGGCGGTCGTCACCGATGCGGTGCCGCACAACCCGCAGGAGGTGTCCGAGTGAACGAGCCTGATGACCACACCGCGCTGGTTGACCACGGCGGCGGCACGTGGGTGCGTGCCGACGACATGCCCGGAAGCTGGGGACCGTGGTGGCCCTTGACCGACGGGCCCGGCTGGGAACCGCAGGCGCAGGACGGCATCGGCCAGGCCCGTCCGTGGTCACAGGTCGAGGAGTACGGCCCGTTCACCCCGGCCGATGCGGAGCGGACGGCGCGGGCGCTGGCCCGGGTCCGCCGCGAGTGGGAGACGCCGTGACGACCTGGACCCTGCCCGACCCGCCGCCCCTCGACGTGACCGAGGTGGTCGACCGGCTCGACAAGACCTGGCGCCGCGACGAAACCGACCCTGACCTGTGGTGGGGCGACGTCGGCCACGGCTACGACGACCCGCGCCAGTGGCACGAGCTGCTGCGGCGCGGGCCGATCACCACGAAGGACTGAACGCGTCGGGGCGGACCCAGCCTGGCGGCACGTGCCGCCCCGACACCACCCATCCCGGAAGAAGGGCACCAACATCATGAAGTACGTCAAACTGCGATGGCAGCCCGATGACACCACCGGAGAGGAGACCGTGTTCGTCTACGGCGTCACCGATCAGCTACTCCAACTGCTCGACCAAGCCGTCGAGACAACCGACGGCGACGACGTCCTGTCACTGCGGCAGTGCACCATCCAAGTCGGCGAGATCCCGCGGCCCATGATCTTCCGTGCACGGAGGATCCGCAGCTACGAGGTAATGGAATGACCACCACCGCACCCGCGATGCGCATCCTGTCCGTCGAGCCGCTCGCTACCGTGCGGAACACCAAGTTCGACGCCGTCACCGCCGAGGTGCCCGGCTACCGCGAGCCGTGGCGATGCGGCCTCGTCCGCCGGCCGAACGCCGCCGCCGTCCTCCCGTACGACCAGGCCGAGGGCGTGTACGTACTGGCCCGCCAGCCCCGCATCGGCCTCCTCGGCGGCCGCACCCTCGAGGCGCCCGCGGGCGTGTTCGACGACCCGGCCGACGACCCGCAGGAGACCGCGGCCCGCGAGTTGGGCGAGGAGCTGGGCCTGGCCGCCGAGACGTGGACGGCGGTCGCCGAGGGGGCGTACGCGTCGCCGGGCTACTCGGACGAGCGGCTGTGGCTGTACCTCGCCGAAGGGCTCAGCGTGGTGCCGTCGCGGGAGGAGGACGGCTACATCACGGCGGTGCGGATGCCGCTCGACGGGATCTTCGACCACATCAAGCAGTACCGGCGCTCGCCGGAGGCCGACATGAAGACGCTGCTGCTGCTGACCGCCCTGGCCAACCGGCTCTGACGCTGGACGCACGAAACCACCCCCCGACCCGCGCCTCACGGCGGGTCGGGGGGTGGCTCGTTTCCCTCGGTAGCGAGAGTCTGTAGGTCAGCGTGATGCGACCGGTGTCACCTGCACGCGGGTCACCAGCGCCAGCAGGACCGTCACGAGCGCCTGCACGGCGCCGACCTGCTCCGCCGGCAACTCCAGGCCGTACGCCGCGAGCAGCGCCGCGCCGGCCGTCACCACCGCGGTGAACGCCGCCGGCGCCACCGGGCGCACCAGCAGCGCCGTCGCCACACCGAACACGGCCGAGATGAGCGCGACGATCGCGCCGGCCTGCTCCGTCGACAGCCACGACCAGCCGAACGTCACCGCGAGCGCCAGCGTGGCGCTGATCGCCTGCAGCACCACCGCAGGCTCGCGTCCGAAAATCTTCATGTCGTACCCCCTCGGTACGGTCAGGTGTTGCTGGGGATCGGCGGCATGTTCGGCCACGTCTGAGCCATCAGCCCGTCGATGACCGTCACCGCGTCCGTGAACGTCACCGAGCCCATGTGGGCGGCCTCGCCGCCCGGCCCGTACATGCCGACGCGGACCACGCCCGGCGCCTTGTGATCGACGGCGAACGCGCACCCGTCCGGGGCCACCAGGTGGTGGGTCGCGCTCACGCCGTCGCTGAACTGGATCACCCTCACCTCGGCGACGTAGGCCCGCGTCGTCTCCTTCGCGAAGTCGCCCTTGACTCGCGGGTCTCCGCCGACACCCTTCACCGCACCAGCCATCAGGCCGTCCTTCCGTCGTCCGGCCGCGACAGCAGCACCCGCGCGGTGGGGTCCACGACCCCGTTGTTGATGTGCCACGTCAGATGGCCGCGCAGCAGCTCGCCGTCCATCTCGGTGCGCTCGTCGATGCGCTCCACGGCGTCCTTCAGCGAGCCGCCGTGGTTCGGGCTCACCTCGGCGCGGATCGTCACCACGTCCGCCTCGAGGGCGGCCAGCCGCGACATCACACCCGGCCGCTCCGGCACGCCCGGGCGACTTTCTTCGCCGTTCCAGTCCTCGAGGAAGTCGGAGACCCGTCGCCAGCGGACGGCCGCCCACCGGCTGGTGACCACGACGGCTGTGACCGCCCCGGCGACCGTGCCGATGGCGCCGGCCACCTGGAGCGGGTCGACGCTCACCCGCCGAACGGCCGGGTCGAGAGCCGGGAGCCCAGCTCGGCCGCGATGTCGTCCGTACTCGGCAGGAGCCCCACGAGCGCGCCGGCAAGCGCGTTGACGAACCCCACGTCGGCGGCCAGCGCGGCCGCGACCGCCGCGGCGTCCGCGGTGACCGCCGGCCGGGCCTTGATCTCGGCCACGTCCCGCACCAGCTGCTTGAACTGCTGCGCGAACTTGTTGTCGACGGGGTCCCCGCCGGGCTTGACGCCCGGAACCTTGTCATCGAGCTGCGTCAGGCCGCGCCACAGGTAGGTGTCGGCGTTGTGGATCTGCTCGGCAAGCCGGTCGGTGAACTCGGCCATGTTGGTGCCTCCGTACTTGCTCAGGCCGGCGTTCCACGTCGCCAGCGACTCGCCCGCGAGGATCGAGAGCATGCCGTTCATGACGGCCATGTCGTTCAGGTACTGGCGCAGGCAGGAGAAGTGCCCGTGCCACAGGTGGGAGGAGTCCGGGGTCCGCTCCGACCAGGTGGTGAAGTCGAAGCCCTCGGCCGAGCCGTCCAAGTCGGCCTGGATGAGGACCTCGCGCCAGCCGCGCAGCCTGAGGTCCCGGGCCCGGAACGCGCTCCGGACCCGTTCGCCGTAGCGGACGATCGTGCCGTAGCGGCCACCTTGCGCGTCGGGGAACGTCCAGTCGAACGCCGCCGTCTTGTCGCCCGGCCCGGCCTTGTCCGCGGCGAGACGCACGCTGTAGTCGTTCGTACGACCCTGCGCGTACAGGTTGTTCCGCGTGTTGTGGTAGCCGGGCTTGTCGGCGAACGTGCCGCCGTTCTGCGTCCCAGGCTGCATCGCCAGACAGCACTCCGCGAAGTACCACAGCGCCGCGCTGACCCGGGCCGGGTTCGGATTCGCCGCCACGGCCACCTCCTACGTCGCGTCGAGGAGTTCCATCCACGAACCGGCGGTCAACTGGGTGGCCGTGCCGTCGGAGGTGTTCTGCGCGAACTGGAACGTCACCGTGCCGCTGTTCGCCGCCGTGATGATCGTTCCGGAGATCGTGGCCGACACGTCCGTCGAGCCGCCGATGCCGCCGGCCGATGCACCGGTGACGGCGGTAAACGCACCCCGATAGGTGGCGCCGGTGGCCGAAGCGGCGCCGCCCTCCAGACTGTTCGCCTCGTAGATGACGGTCGCGCCCGTCGGCAGGCTCAAACCCGGCTTGAAGTCGCCGGTCGTCGACGCCCGATAGAAGATTTTGATGGTGAAGTCGTAGCGGCGGTTCGCCTCGACCGCGATCGCCAGCGCCGTGTTCTGCAGCGTCGTGTTGCTGGTGACGGTCTGGTTGGCCGTCAGGTTGATCCGCTTCGGGACCGACCGGTTCAGCTGCTGCGCCGTCACGGCGTCGCCGGGAGCGAACGGGGACGTCATCGAGCCCCCTCACCCAGGTCACATGCCGAGCACGGATGGCTTCCACAGGCGCAGCCCGTCGCCGGGATCCCACGCGCGAGACACCTCGTTGACCGCCCGGGTCACGGTGATCGTCTGGGCGTCGCACGGGATCGCGAGCACGCCGCCGCGCGACACCGCGCTGGTGCCGCCGGTGACGGTGAACGACCCGGCCGCCGGCGGGCTCACCGTCGTCTGGATCTGGTAAGCCCAGGTGATGCCCTGGTCGTCGCCGGTGACCGTGTCCGGCTCGCCGATCTCCGTCCCAGGTCCGGAAACCGATGTCCAGTCGTCGGCCTTCCAGCCGAACCAGACGACCAGCTCCCGGTCCCGGTCCGTGAACCCGGCCGGGTAGGCAATGTTCTGCGCGCTGGCGTTCGCCTGCGACGTCGCGTACGTGGCCCGCGCCTGCGCGCCGCGGAACACCGCGCACTGCGCCGACGTCGTGTCACCCGCCCCACCACCGGTGAACGCCACCGTCGGCAACGCCGAAAACTCGACGTCATCGAGGTACAGCGTCGTGCCGTTGGGCGGGTTCGTCCCCAACGTCGGCCCGTAGGCGGCGTAGGCGGCACCCACCGGCGCCGTGGACGTGAACGTGAACTGCGTCCACGTCGCCGCGGCGAGCACCACACCCCCCGGGTAGGTGCCGCTCAGGTAGGCGCCGGCCGAGTCGAAGTAGTCGACCGCCCGGCCGGCATCGGCGTAGCCCGACGGCGAGTACACCCAGAAACTCACGTAATAGGTGGTGCCGGGCGTGACCGCGACGAACGGATGCCGCACGTAAGCCTGCGAAGGACTACCCGACACGGTCAGCAGCAGCGAGGCGGTGTCGCCGTGCTGCTGCGCCGTCGACCTCGCGGCCGTGCCCCCGGTCGGCGACCACTCCTCGGCGTCGACCTCGAACCGCGACAGCGTCGGCGAGTACAACTTGCCGTACACCCCGAGGTGCCCCGCCTCGTGCAGCGCCTCCCATCCGGTCGGCGCGACCACGGCCGCGGCCGTGTCCCGAATAGCCGCGAACAGCAGCACAAGGTCGCCAGGCTGGATGGACGCGTGATACTCCGGGGTGAGACTCGTGTTCTCGCCGTGGACACCGGTACCGGCACCGACGTACGTGCACGCCGTGTGCGACACCGCCGTCGCCGTGACCCGCTCGCCGGGTGTGCCGCCGCGGAACACGTCCAGGTCGTACGGCACGCTGCTGGTCGACCAGCGGTCGTTCGCCTCCAGCGGCGCCGCGACGATGCTCGTGCCGGTCTCGCTCAACGGTGTCAGCAGCTCGCAGCCGGCCGTGTTCGCCCGCGACGCGTTGCCGGAAGCGTCCAGGTCCATCACCTGCCACGGCGCCGCCGGCGACGTGTTCAGCTGCACCCGCCAGTCGTGCGGGGTGATCGTCTCCGTGTAGCCCTCGATGTGGACGTCGATGTCCTCACCGGTCGGCAGCTCCGGCGGCGGGTTCGTCACCTGGATCCGCGACCAGATGTCGCAGCCCAGCCAGTCCGCGACCGACGAACGCCGCAGGTTGATCACCAGCGATGTCACCCGCAGGTCCCGGACCGTGCCCAGATGCACCGCCCAGGCGGCATAGTCCGGCAGCGACCCGTCCGACAGCGGGTTCACGCTGATCGACGCGTCATACAGGCCGTGGTCGGCTATGTGGTCGACGTCCCGGGCCGTCGCCGACGAACCCGACGGCCGCGACGCCGTCACCTCGTTACGCAGCCGCTGATCGTCGTCCGTCGCCACCAGGCCCGGCGCCACCTCGCCCGAGGCGTAGTCGAGCACCATGTCGACCGCCGCGTTGTACCGGTCCGGGCCGAAGACATAGCCCAGACCGCCGGTCAGCCGCTCCACCAGGACGCCGCCGCCGGTCGCCGCCGCCTCCTCCAGCACCGACTGGATCGAGTCGCGGCCCTGCACCCCCATGTTGACCCCGTCGGCGCCATAGGAGTTCTCCGCCTCGACCGGGATGCCCTCCTCGGCGCACAACCGGTCGATCCGGTCCCGCGGGATCTCCCCGGCCCAGCCGGACATCGCCTCGAAGTGGTCGCGCGACGTGCCCTCGCTGTACACCGCCAGGTGCCCCATGGCGACGTCGCCGACCTGGTTGTGCTTGGTGTCGATCTCCGTCGGGTTCGCGATCGTCGTCGACGTCTCCGTGCCGCCGACCGACAAGGTCTGCTCCGGCACCGACACCTGGAAACGCCACTCCAGCGACGTGCCCGCCTGGGTGGCGCCGAACTCGATCCACAGCCAGCGGCCGATCATCTCCACACCGGACGGATCGACCAGGTTCAGGCTGGCGCCCGACAGGGTGTCAGAGCCCTGGTTTCCCGGCGTCGTCATCCCCAGCAGCCGGATCGTGCACGGCGAACCCGTCGAGACGACGACCTGCCACTCGCGGATCGTGCCCGCATCGGTGTGCACGTACAGCAGCGCCGCGTTGCTGAACGCCGTCTCCGTCTCCAGGCGGACCAGGAACGACACCGTCCACTCGGACATGACCGCCCGCGGCTCCACCACCGCACGCCAGCCCTGATCGTCCTGCAGCGTCGGCAGCGGATCCGAACCGAGCAGTGTCGACTCGCTCGCCAGCTGCGGGTCGCCGTACGGGTACAGCGGCAGCCCGCCGGCCACGTTCGCCAGCGACTCCGACTGCGAGCCGTCCTCGCACGGCCAGTAAGCCACCAGCGCGTCGTCGCCGCCGATCGACCGGCGAAGCGGCGACTTCAGCCGGCCCGCCTGCTCCATCTGCTGCACCAGCGACTGGTCCGGCGGCCGCGTCGAGCGTTGCGCGATCCGCTGCAAGATGCCGGACGCCGACACGTTGACGTGCCGCTCCCGGCCCGACGGGTGCCATTCCAGCGGCCACGTATCGACGTAGAACACCCCGCGCGACACCTCGCCGGAGCCGTCGTCGACGAGCACCCGGACCGGCGTATTCCGCCGCACGTACGGCCAGTACGCCGAGGTCGCGTTGTACGGCGTGAACCGGCCGTCGGTGTTGTCCAACACCAGCTGCAGCGTCGACGGCTGCGTCGCCTGCGCCTCGTCCGAGCGGCCCCGGCTGATCGTGACACCGGGCGCGTAGCGCACATACGCCGAGATATCGGTCCACGACCAGGTGTCCGGGTCGGCGGTCAGGTCGGCGCCGAATGCCGCCTGCGTCGTGATCGTGAGCGGGAACGCCACCGGGCACCCCCGCTCACGCCAGCCGCAGCACCCCGGTCCGGATCAGTTTCGTCAGGAAGTCGGCCACCATGCGGTCTCCGCCCGGCGCGACGTACAACGGCGTGCCGCCACCACCGCCGCCGCCCATGGCGTCGTTGGGCACGACGGTGCCGCCGTGCCACGCCGCCGCCTGCGCCGCGATCGCCAGCGACCTGCGCCGCGGCGCGTTACGGGCGATGAACGCTTCGCCGCCGGTGCCGCGCTCCGCGAACCCGTACGTCGGCGTCACCCCGGCGCGGAACAGCGCCGCCGTGCCCGACAGGTTCATCAACCCCCTGGCGGCATACAGGCCACCAAAGCGGTTCATCACCCAGTCGCGGCCACCACCGCCACCACTGCCACCACCGCCGGTCACAACGGCCTGCCCGGCCCCGTTGACCCGGTAGTTGACCGTCACCGTCTTCGTGATGTTGGGCGCGTTCGCCAGGTCCCGGTACTTGCCCAGCAGGCCGTCAATCTGGCTCTGCGTGAAGCCCAGCGAACGCATCAGCGCGCCGAGCTGGTCGATCTGCGCCAGGAACGCGGCATTCGCCGCCGCGACCGCCTCCGCCGAGGCGTTCTCCCCGCCGGCCAGATCGATGGCCGCCTGGCGCTTCTGCTCGGCCGCCTGCACACCGGCGAGGACCGCCTGCGTGTTCGCCCGGCCCTTCTCGGTCGCAATGTCGAGCGTCACGCCGTTCTGCTTGATCGACTCGGTGAGGGCGTCGAACGCCGCCTCCCAGCCGAGCAGCGCCTCGTCCATGCCCATCTTCATGCCGAAGATCTTTTGGATCTCGTTGTTGAACTGGGCCGCCGCCGCCGACGCCCGGCGGGCCGCCTCCGCGACCTGGCCCAGCCCGGTCGACGCCGCCTGCGCCGTGCCCGGCATCGTGCGGCCCTCGCTGTTGAACTTCGCGAACGCGTCCGCCAACGGCCGGAACGCCGCACCGAGACCCGGGATCTTCGACAGGATCTCCAGGCCGCGCCCGACACCGTTCGTGAACGCCGCGAAGACCGCCGACAGGCCGGCGATCGCATTGGCCGTCTGCTCGATCATGAAGCCGAGCAGCGCGAACGCGATCCGCAAACCCTTCAGGGCGCCCTCCGCCGCGGCCGGGCGGGACAGCATGTCGAACGCCTTGCCGATCGAACGGCCCAGGCCCGGCAGCAGCGCCGCCATCTCCTTCAGCAGCGTCACACCGACACCGAGGGCCTGTTTCAGGCCGGGGCCCATCTCCCGGAACATGCCGATCACACCGGCGGCGAGCGGTTTGATCGTGCCCGCGAGCGACGTCATCGCATCTGACACGCCGCCGCGCATCGACCGCCACGCCGCCGTGAACATCGACGCCGACTCGATCAGTGGCCGCACGAAGTACTGCGCGATCCGCGTCATGTCGTCCATGACCTCGGTGCCGAGGTCCCGGAAGGCCGCCTGCACCCGCGAGTCCCGAACCGCGACCGCGATCCCCAACGCCAGCGCCCCACCGGACACGGCCGTCAACAGCAGCCCGTTCAGGACGGCGGCCAGCACCGACGAGAACATGACGGCGACCGTCACCGCCGCGGCGGCGATCCCCGCCTGCGCCTGCGGCGGCAGCCCCGAGAACGCCGACCCGACCGATCGCGGCAGGATCGCCCCGAACGTGCGCCCGAACCCGGACGCGAACATCATCGCCGCAGACGAACCGCTCGAACGCAGCGACGTGGCGAAGCTGAGCAGCCCGCGCCGCATCCGCGTCGTCGACCGGCGGGTATCGCGGTCGAGGTCGTCCATCCGGATCCGCAGCCGGTCCGCCTCCCGCTCGGCGTCGTTCAGCGCCCGCTCGAACCGGCGCACTTCCTGCGTCGAGGTCGACCAGGCGTGCTGCGCCTGGACGGCCGCGACGCGGGCTTCCTGCAGCCGAGTCCGCAGCGCCGACGAGTCACCGAACGCCGCGTCGACCGAACGGATCTCCCGCTCCAGGCGGTCAACCTCGTCGGCGGCTTCGTCGACAGCCCGCTCCAGGCGAACCGCGTTGATCTCCGCGTCGGTCAGCTCGTCCGCCAGCCGGGACACCCCACGGGCCGCCGCCTCGAACTGCTGCCGGGCGTTGCGCGCCTCGACGTCGATCCGCAGCTCCGCCACCGGGGATCACCCCCGTTCGGCCTGCTCGCGCTCGTGCCGCTCAATGACCTCTTCGACCAGCACGGTCGCGTCGAGCAGCTGCCGGTACGACCAGCGGCGCACGTCTACCGGCTGCGCCCCGAACAGGCGCGCGAACCACACCCAGTAGGTGTCGATCAGGTCCCGGACGGACCGGTACGGGCCGGCGCCGGCGCCTTCTTGGCGGCCCGCTTCTCCGCCCGGTTCGGCACCGGCACCTCGACCGGGGGGCCGGCATCGGCCTCCCGCGGCAGCTCCTCGACGCGGGCCGCCTCGGCCGGCAGTTGCTCCCAGGTAATCCCGGAGTTGTCCTGCGTGTGTGGCCGGAACGAAGGAATGTCGTCGCGGCAGCCGGCCTTACGCCGGGCCACCCAGATAAACGCCCGCAGCGCCTTCAGGCTGCCCCGCGCCAGCCGCCCCTCCAGCTCGGACGGCGTCAGGTCCCACCGCTCCTCGATCAGCTCGACGAGGCCGGCATCCTCATTCATCAGCTCGGCCAGATCCAGCTCGACCCACTCCGGGCAGCCGCCGGCGCCGCGGTGCGTCAGGCAGGCTGCGCCGTAGCGCTGCAGGTCCTCATCGCGCATGCGTACGCGCGGCATCAGCTCATCTCCCGTTCCAGCCAGTCATCCGTCAGCCGCACCGCGGCGTCGACCTCACGGTTGTAGCGGGGCATGTGCCGACGCACGACCTTCGACCACACGTTCGGCGCGTTCTGCCCGGCCCACCGCGACCGCCGGCCCATGATCGGATGCCGCCAGCGTTGCGCGTCGCCGACCACGAACTTCACGACCCGCCGCACCCGCACCGGCACCGACTGCGCCCGCAGCCGCACATCCGCCCGCGCACCGGTCGCCGACGTCGTCACATCCGACTCGACCGCCCGCGCCATCGGGCCCCGCAGCCCCTTCGACGGGATCCGATCCCGAAACGGCCGACCACCGACACGACGACCGGCCACGTTCGCCGAACGAATCTCCCGCTTCAAATCGTTCACCAGCGGCCGCGTCGCCCGCTCCAGGCCCTGCTTGACCTCGCGGCGCAGCTGCGCCGGCGCCCGCCGCAGCACCTGCGCGGCGCGGTGCAGGTTCTGCTCGCCGCGAACCCGCAGCATCTACACCCCGACGCGCGTGATGTCCGTGGCCGCCGTCCACGACGCCGACATCTCCGCCGCGCCGTCGACCTTCGACGAAAACTCCGCGTCGACGACGATCGTTCCCCAGAAGTACTTCGTCGCGTCCGTCAGGTTCGGGTACAGATAGAACTTGCGGGCCTGCCCGTCGATCGCCGCCGTGTACGTCTGCGACGTGGCGTCGTCCATCCAGCCGCCGAACTCGCCGCTCTGGTCGGCGAGGCCGGCGACGTACGTCTTGCGGTTGTCGCCCATCGCCGTCACGTCGATCTTTTCGTTCGGGAACTTGATGCCCCACGACGCGACGAACGGCAGCGGCTCGGCGGTCGCCGACGACGACGCGATGCCCAGGTAGACACGGCCGTTGCGGCCGGCGAAACGAGACATGTCAGATCTCCTCGAGGGTGTGCAGCAGCCGGGCCGCGGCGTTGTCGAACGTGAAGTCGGTGATCGCCTCGCGGGCCTTCGCCGCCGCCTCCGCGCGGGCGTCCGGGCGGGCGAGCCACCAGCGCAGCAACTCCCCGGCCTCGGCCGGGCTCGTGAACGTCGGCAGCGACGGAAACAGGGAATCACCCTGGGGACGCGGGTCGCGGAGGAAGAACGCGCCGATCGCGGCCAGTTCGATCTCCCGCGGGCCGACCGCCCAGCCGGTCGCCAACTCCGGCCTTTCCGCCTCGCGCCGGTACAGGTTGAGGTTGACCCGCGCCGACCGGTACACGTCGACCGTGTCCTCGTTGGCCAGGCACGCCTCGACGTCATGCGCCACGAACGACCGCAGCGGCGACGTCTCGTCAAGCCCCTGCCAGTTCCCGGCGAGGAGCACGTCCAGGCCGTCGAGGTGCATTGCCTCGAGGAATGCCGCCCTGCTCGGGTACCCGGTGCCGACGAAAGCCAGGTCGCACACCAGTGACGGGTCCGGCGGGCCCGGCCGGTGCACGGCAGGCCGGTAGCAGTGCGGCTGGTGCCGCGCCGTGCACACCTCGGCGAACGCCTTGATCGTCGTCGGGTCGGTCAGTAGCGCCACGTCGCAATGCCGGGCGATCTCCAGCTCGCGGGACAGCTCGTACGGCTGCTCGGTGGCGATCAGCACGATCCGTACCCCGTCGTGGCGGGCCACGTCGAGCAGTTGCGTGTCCAGCCAGAAGCCGGACGTCAGCAGCAGCACATCGGGCCGCACCTTGTACAGGGCGCCGGCGAGCCGGTCGACGGCCATCTGCGTGGCCTGCTCGCCGGTGAGCGCCTTGCGGAACTGGTCGGCGCCGACCTGCACGAGTACCGAGTCGTAGAACGTCAGCATCGACCCGAACGGCGACACGACCACCTGCTGGCCGGCCGCACGAAGCGCCTCCACCCAGCCGGTGTGCACATCCTGCACACTGTAGGCGGGGCCCGGCTCCGGGGCGAGGATCCTCACGTCGGCGCCACCTCCACCACGAACTCGCAGCCGAGCATCGGCTGCTCGCCGCCGAGCTCGAACTCGCGGTACTCCGACGCGGACGTCACCGTCGCGAACGCCACCACGCCGCCGAGATTGCCGTTCAACGCCGTCCGCGCCGACGTCGCCGACCCGTCCGTCGGGTCGCACAGCTCGTCGAGCCGGTCCCGGGCCACCCGATCCGACAGCTTGCCGGCCAGGAACGTCACCTTGAACAGGACGTTGTGCGCCATGCCGGCCATCGCCGCGTCGTACTGGGTACCGGCGTACTCAACGACCGCGCAGCCGGCCGAGCCGCTGACGACGATGCTGTCGCCCCACTCCTGCGCCGCCCGCCACGGCTCCAGCGCCGCCACCCGCGCGGCGATCGCGTCCCGGATCTGCTGGATCGTCGCCACGTCAGGCCACCAGGATCGGCGTACGTCGGTAGGCGCGCAGCATCTCCAGAGCCGGCGACGACATCCGCGCCCGCACCGCGCCGTAGTCGCCGTAGCCGGCCACGCCGAACGCCATCCCGCCGAGCTTCAGGTAGTCGCCGGACAGGATCGCCGCCGCCTCCGTCACCGGGCCCGGCAGCGCCGGCCAGCCGGCCACGACCGCGAGCTGCGCCAGGTCGGTCCGCCCATGCCCCGACGGAAGCGGGAACAGCCGGTCACCGACCGCCTTGATCTCCGTGTACGGCTGCGGCTCCACCTCGACCGCCGCGTTCGTCGGCAGCAGCTGAAAGTCCGACGCCGACCAGGTCGTCTCGAACACGCCGTCGCCGTCGTCGTCCGTCTTCAGCGTGGTCACCGACACCAGGTCCGGCACCGCCAGGCAGTACCGGTTTGCCGGCTCCAGCGTCAGCGTCACGGTGCGGCGGACGAACGCCCGGTCGCAATGGCCGTCGATCCAGCGGCTCACCGCACGGCAGGCGCCGAAGATCTCCGCGTCGTCGTAGTTGTCCGTGATGCCGGTCCTGGACTTGAGCTGCTCGGGCGTGCAGTACAGCTCGCCGAATGCGGTGCTGGTCACCGCCCACGTGCCGGCCACCACGTCCGACGCGGTGCCGGTGCCGATCCACGTGTAGGTCCACACGCCCGCCTCGGTGCACGGGATGTCCTTCGTGTACACCCCGGTCGACGGGTTCGTCAGGTCCCCGCCGGTGTACGGCGTCGCCGTACCGGACGGGCTGGTGACGGTCAGCGTGACGCTGCTCGGCGCGGTCGGCGTGCCGCTGACGGAGAACGTGTTGGTCAGCGTGGCCAGCTCGTTCGCGCCGGCGAAGAAGACGGTCGCGCCCATGCGGCCCCCTCTCAGGTCACGCCGTGCTCGGAGGTCCGTCGCGCCGACACGGTGCTCGTCGACGTCCGGCCGGCCGCGACCGAAGCGGTCGCAGAGGCCTTCGTGTTCGGTGTCTGCGCCAGCGACACGCCCAGAGCGGGCAGCGTCGCGGCCAGGCCGCCAGCGAGCCGCTGCACCGCGGTCGCCGACGCCGCCAGCGACGGCAGTGTCGCCCCCAGCGAGCCGTCGACACCCGGGTCGGCGGTCAGCGACAGGAACAGCACATAGCGGTCAGCGGCGTTGTTCGTCCACGTCAGCGACGGCGACTCCGCCGCCGTGCCCGCCGGAGTCTTATAGGCCACGAAACCGCCGGCACCCGACGAGCCCGTGCCCTGAAACCCGGCAGCCAGCGCCGTGTACCCCGACGACCACACCGGCGACGTCGGCACCGCGCCCGGGAAGGTGTGCAGCGCCGCGAACACCAACGCCAGCTCGCCCGACTCGGCCAACGCCGAACTCGTGAACGACGGCGACAGCGCCGCCGCCGCGGCGTTCGCCTGCGCCGAGCCGGTCACGTCCGGCGCCGAAGCACCCGTGACCCGCACCCAGATGACGTGCGCGTTGAAGTTCCCGCTGGTCGTGACCGTGACGGTCGCAGCCTCGCCGCCGGCCGCCTTGCGCCGGAAGACGTAGGCGCCCTGGTTCGCGACCGCCGACACCGCCGCGGTGAACCCGGACGGCGTCGACACCGTGGTGTCGGAGTTGACGCACAGCACGTCGAAGTCGTCCACGGCCGGGGCGCCACCGGCGAACGTGCACACGTGCCCGGCATTGCCGTCGGCGAACCCGAAGGTCTCCGCGCTGACCTGGAACACCATGTCAGCCCGCCGGCATCGTCACCGTGCCGGACGTGATCGACACCTCCGTGCCCGACGCGATACTCGTCGACGCCAACGTCAGGTCCCCGCCACCGCCGGTCGCCGTCACGGCGCCGTCCATGACGGTCGCGCCGGTCGAGTCGAGCATCCGGAACCAGCCCGCCGTACCGGTGGCCACCGCGGTGGCGGTCAGCGCCGGGTCGACGTCGAGGGTGGCAACACCCGACGAGGCGGCGCCGAACGCCGGATCGTTCAGGGTGATCGTCACCAGCAGCGTGCCCGTCGCGGCGTCGTTCGCGCTGGCCGGCTGCGAGCCGGTGCGTACCTGCACCGTAGCCGCACCCGAGCCAGCATCGGCCAGGTCGACGACCGCGTCAGCCGCGGCGTTCCGCGCCGCCGTGGGCAGCCTGGTCGCCATGTCCCCTGCCCTTCGTTGTGCCGTCGACGAGCCACCAGCGCCAGGTGCGCACCGCCAGATGCCCGAACCGGGCCCCCTGCGCCTGCATGGCCAGCCACAGGCCCCAGTCCTCGCACGGGGCTCCGTTCTCGTCGGGATGCGGCTGGAACCCGCCCGCCGCCCGGACCGCCTCCGTGCGGGCCAGGACGGTCACCGGGATGAAGTTCCGAGTGCGCAGCAGGCCGCCGTCGAAGGCCAGGCCGAAGCAGCCCACCGGGTCCGGGCCGCCGACCGGCTCGTAGCCCGGGTACACCACGTCCACACCCGACAGGCGGGCGTAGCGGGCGCAGAGCTTGAGGTGGTCGGGCAGTAGTTCATCGTCGTCATCCAGGAACGCCACGAACTCGGTGCTCACGCGCTCCAGCGCCCGGTTGCGCGCGGCCGCCGCGCCGGTGCGGAGCCGGTCGTGCTCGACCACGATGTCCGCCGCCGGCAGCGACTGCCCGGCCGCCGACGCGATCGCCCGCAACAGCGAGTCCTCACGGCCCGCGATGGTGGCGATCAGCACGGTGATCCCCGGCTTCACCGATCGACCATCGGCTGGTCGCCCGCGCCGAAGTCCGCCCGGCCGTACTGTGAGTAGTTCGTCGGCAGCCTCACCTGCGACGAGTAGCCGAACGCCGGGCCGGGCGGCGCCGGCGCCGGCTTCGTCTCGTCCCAGAGCTTCTGCGCCTTCTCGATCACGTAGCCGAGGTCGCCGCCGTCGTGGTGCACCTCGACCTGATGGTTCGAGCCGTTGATGTTCACGCGGGTCATCGGGCACCCCGCACCCGCGCCGGCAGTGCGGACACGTCCAGCTCCTCGACGCCCGCCGCCTGAAGGGCGGCCACGATGTCACCGAAGCGTTCGGGCGAAAGCCGCAGCTCCCGCTTGCAGCCGGGACACTTCACGTCGAGCGCGCCGTCGACGTACTCGCCCGGACCCCTGCCGAAACGCATGGGCTTGTGCTGCCGCCGATCGGTGCACACAACCTGGATCGGCGGCCCAACTCCGCTCATGACGCCCCCAGCGCGCGGCGCACGCCCTCCTCGATGGACACCTTCGCGACGTAGTGCTCGTTCATGCGCGCCGGATCACCCACCCGGTACATCACGCCGGTGGGGCGGTCCGGCTGGTACTGCACCTCGCCGGACACCCCGGCCAGCTTCGCCACCAGCCGCGCCAGATCACCCATCTCGGTGCCCACCCCGGTGCACAGGTTGACCGGCCGTCGCTCGTCCGCGTCGACCACTGCCAGCGCGCCCGCCACCAGATCGTCGATGTGAATCCAGTCGCGGGTCTGGCCGGGCGGACCCCACACCGACAGATCGCCGGTGCGCGCACGGGCCACGATGGACGGGAACGGGAAGTCGAGCGACTGGTCCTCGCCGCAGCCGGAGAACGGACGCACGACGTGCACCGGCAGGCCCGACTCCGACGCCGCCGCCGCCAGACGCTCGCCGGTCAGCTTCGCCCAGCCGTAGTTCGCGTCGGGGCGCAGCGGGCCCATCAGGCCCAGGGCTTCGAGCAGCCCGGACGTCACCGGCGTGTCGGGATCCGCGTCGTCCTCGTGCAGGCGGTACGGCATGTTGCCCGCCTGGTAGCCGACCGGGTAGGCCGCGCTCGACGACAGGTACAGCACCCGCGTGCCCGTACGCACCGCCCAGTCGAACATCGCCGCATCCAGCTGCAGATTCTTCGCCAGGAGCATCGGCTTGCCGTCGATCGCCGCACGATGCGGCTCGGCGGCAGCAGCGTGCACGACCAGGTCGTACGGTCCGGGCGTCAGCATCGGCCAGTCGTCGCTCCGGAAGACGTCCAGTGCGTCGATCACGCCGTGGCAGTACCAGCCACCGTCGGTCGTCGGGTCGCCGTCGTGCTCCCGCACGTCAACGCCGTCGACCTCCCAGCCGCGCGAGCACAGTGCTCGCACCATGTGCCGGCCGACGAAACCGGCCGCGCCGGTCACGAGCGCCTTCACCGGACCACCGCCAGGCAGTCGGCATGCGAGACGTGCGTCGGATCCTCCAGCTTGCGCACCACGATCGGCGCACACTCACCGGCGTGGACGTCACCCGGGACGCGACGGCAGATCGGGCACGTTGTGCCGCAACCCTTCGTCGGGCACGGCTCCGAACGGCCCTCGATCAGCACCGGCTCCGGGTCGCCCAGCGTCGACACGTCAATCATCTCGACCTCGCGGAGAGCACCGCAGCGCTCGCACGGCTTCCTCACCGGCACCCCCAGATGCCGAACTCGTACTCGCCGCCACCCGGTCGCAGATCCAAGCCCGCGTACAGCGCCACCGTGAAGCCCGCGGTAACGAGCATGTCCTCGACCTCGTCGCGGTCCCACGCCCAGTAGTGCTCCGGGTTCCGGTCCTGCCAGCAGCCGACCGGCGTCGACAGCACCAGCGCCGCCGTCTTCGGCCGGATCGCCTTGAGTACCCCGTCCGGGTCGTCCAGGTGCTCGATCGTCTCCGAGCACACGAACAGATCCACCTGCGGAATCTCGGCGATCGTCTCCTCGATCGGGCCGCGATACCGGCGGCCCGGCGCGAAGTCGCCCAGATGCAGCTCCGGGATCCGCAGCGCGCCCAGGATCGCCCCGTCACCACACGACAGGTCCGCCGCCGACCTCACGTCCCCTACGAGCGCGTGCGCCAGCTGCACCGTCACCGCCACCCGCACCTGGTGGTCGTGCCACTTCGTGTGATCGTGCGGCGCCGGATAGACCGTCTCCAGCTCCTCGCGCGTGTACGCCTCGCGCAGCCGCTGCCGCGTCACGGCCGCACCGCCGCGATCACCTGGAACGGTCCGACCGCCTCATGGTGCTGCACCGTGAACCCGCCCTGCTCCACCAGCGCGCGGTAGCCGGCGAAGTCCCACGCCCACGTGTGGAACTCGTACGCGTGGCCCGGCCGCTCGTTGTGCGGCGAAGAGCACACCAGTGCCCGCGCGTTCGCCGCGATCGTGCGCACGAACTGGTGTGGCTCCACCAAATGTTCGAGCATCTCCGTCGCCACCGCGATCTCGCCCCACTCCAGCGGGTCGAGCAGCACGTCGCCCTGGCGGACATCGACC